TTCTGGGCGCGAACAAGACCCATCAGTTGTACTGTAGACATTGGAAACCTCCATAAGTTAGTTCCCCGTTCCTTCGGTCTCTGACCTACTTGCGTCCCAACTATGTGTTGAGATGAACGTATATATATAGTGTAGCAACGACTACAAGTTCACGGCGAACTTTTACTGTCTTTTAGCCATTTATCGATTTGCTCTTGTGTAAGAACTTCAATACGCAAAGGAATGCCCTCTTCTTTAAAGACTTCATTCATCTTTTCGTATGTTTCAGGTGTAATTTTGGTCATTCTTAGAGCTAGCTTTCTTCAAGCAATTGATATTCTAAATGTGCTTTATTTAAATTAAACTGAATTTCTTTTAAAATCCTCTGTTCATCAGGATTCCCACCAGGCCATTTCTCAACATACTTGTCCATAGCTCTGCATATGTAATGCAGAGCATCACCATTAACTTCAAAGTTAAATGAGTAATCGGACATAGGTTTTAATGAGTAGCAGCCCAGTTGTCACCGTGATCTGCTGTTGCAGTAATAGGAACACGGAAGTTGTAGTATTGACCAGCTAAAGGTGCAGATACTTCAAGCAGCTCTTTTACTCTATCAACTTCTTGAGGTACAACAGATAGCTGTACTTCATCGTGGACATAAGCACAACGAGTGTAATCAACATTGTATGTAAGTCCTGCTTGATCAAGTAAGTCTTGGCCAATTACACACCAACGCTTACTCAGGATGGCTCCTGCCGACTGAAGCAGGAAGTTAAGGGAACTATGTTCTGCGCGACAGAAAATAGGACGTTGATCAAGTCCGCGAAGACGTCCAGTAGTACGTACTCGCTGTTTGACAGCATCAATTAAAGGCTCTAGCCCAGGAATAGCATCAAGGAACTTACGACGCAGCTCTTGGCCAAGTTGCTTCTTCTGAGCATCAGAGAGAGCAGGATTGAGGCTATGGCCAAGCTTGATATCGCCAGCTCCATAGATGAAGGCATAGCAAAGGGTTTTCACCTCACGGCGTGAACAACCCACACGGTCAGCGTTCTGCTGGTGAATATCACCGTTAACAACAACCTCAGCAAAAGAGCCCTGGTCATAGGCACTTAGGTAGTGCCCTAAGCAGCGCAATTCCAAACCTTCAAGGTCAGCACCCACCATTACATGGCCGGGATGCGGGACAAACAGCTGACGTGCCCAAGGAGCACTCACCACCTGACCAAGGTTGGGACCCCGATGGGCGTTACGCCCCGTCTGCGTGGCGAGACTGCAGCTGTGGTGGATGCAGCTATCAGACTCAATAGTATTGAACCAGGAGTTTGCACCTTCAGATAGCTGTCCAAGCCACTTCTGCAAAGACAGCAAACGAATAAACAGTTCACACTCTTCATGGAGAAGTTTGTTTTCTTGCTGAAGTGCAATGTCTTTCATTTCAGACAAGGTAGCTTCGTCAACTTTGGGCTTTCCAGTCTCAGTGACTTTAGTAAATCTGGCACCACGGAAAGTCTGCAATGCCCAGGCAATATGCTGACGACTAGTAGGATTGAAGTCGAGCAGCTTAGTCATTGGTGCACCAGCAACATAACCTTTGGTTTTGTTAGCTCTTTTTGGTGTATAGACTTTACCCGGTACATAAATGTAGCGGCTTTGAATAGTAGCTTCAATTTGTTCTACCTCTGCTTGAAGCTCACCGCGTACACGCTCAGCAGCGTTCACATCAAAGCGGAAACCACTGGTCTCTTGTTGAGCCATGATTTCAGCCATTCGCATTTCAAGCAATACACAATCAAGCATCATTGTCGTTCTCAGTTTTGTTAAATCCAAATGTCAAAGATTTCTCTGTAAGGAGACGATCTGCCCTTGTTTTATGGCCAAGTTTTGCCACACTTTCCATAATTTTAAGTGTGTCTTCTGTTGTAGAGCCTTTAGGCATACGAGAATGAACTTCGTTAAATAGTGGGAAGAAAACATCTGAAGCTTCTTTCACTTCTTCAACGGTGAGTGGATCAGATTTTTTAGGTGTTTTGGTCATTAGATTCCTCGTTAATTTGTTTCCAAGAAGGTTCCCAGTTGTGGAACCTGTAGACAATTCCTTCAACATCCTGTGTTTGCAAGATGTAGTCAAGTGGACACTGGTCAAGCCAGTCATAAAATTCTTTAGGCATAATCTTCCATACGACGTTTCATAAGTTCCCAAAGCTTGATAGTTACTTCAGTGTCCTGAATGCAATAATCAAGCATTTCTGGTGTGTAAACAGCCCAGCCGCCATCGTGCTTGCCAAAGTCTCCTTTGAAGCACTTCAGGCGATAACCCCATGCTTCAAGGCTGTGACGCCCGTACAGACGCTGTGGCATGCCACTTGGCCTCCGTTCATAATCACGGTCAGAAATATGAGGATAGAAAAGACGGCTAAGGACAAGCGTGTCAATACATTGCCCCGTAGGTGCAAAGTCAGGAAACTGCTCTTTAAGCAATGGAATATCATAGCCAATAATGTTGTGTCCGATAAGTACATCAGCTTTTTCAAGTTGTTTTATACCTTGAATAACTGTTTGCTCTGGTCGATGGTCAAAGACTTGAGTGCCACCTTCATTATCTCTAACAACAAGACAATGAATGCGTGACCCTTGACGCAAAAGTCCTGTCGATTCAATGTCAAAGAGAAGTTGGGTTTTCATTGCTGGTAATTTCATCATCGTTTGAGTCATATTCATCTGGAGCGAACGGGTTTGAGTTCGGGAAGAGAACTTGATCAATGTCTCGGTCATTTGTATTTTTAGTAAATCGTGGATCTTCGTTAAGGAATAAAGCTTCAATAGCCATCGAGAGCTCACGGGCTAATCGCCCAGCTCTTCGAAATTCTTCTTTGTAATATGGCTCCCAAACATGAGACAACAAAACAATTCTTTTAATACCCATTAGATGAGCCTGGAAGACAGACGTAGCAAATGGATAACGTGTGGTATAAATCACAGCTCCAATGGCTGCTGTTCCTGATTTGGCAGCCGCTGCGACTGCATATGAAATGCAATCAATCTCGACCTTGCTATCAGTCAAGATAGATCTTCCGTCTCCAATAATCTCGCGATCACGGACAATAATGCAGCCGCCTGGAGACTTTGGATGAGTCGATGCTTTACCAATAGCAGCAGCAATTTCAAGGAAGTATCTATCCTTATTTTTGATATACGTAGGGTCGCCTTTTGGACTGGGCATAATATCCACATCAAAACAAATCTGATCTTATATTAGTTACATGAATCACGGAATGTGGAAACATGAGTATGGAATCAAGAAACGAAAAGAATTACATTTCACAGCCTTTTCACTGGGGTAATGATGACATGATTGAACGCAAGGATATGGTGAATAGCCCTGCTCATTACACAAATGGTAGATACGAAGCTATTGATGTCATTGAAGATGCAATCGAAGATGCACCAAGTTCAATAGCTGCTTTATGTCAAGGAAATGCATTGAAGTATTTGTTGAGGCTATGGCATAAAATTGATGCCAAAGAAGATGCTTTGAAAGCTCAATGGTATTTAACTAAGTTAATTAATTCGATAGAATAGGAAAGCCGCTGATAAGCGGCCATTAGCACCGTTGGAAATATAAGCAGTCGTTTCTAATTTCCAGCTTCTCGTGATCCTGAATATGGGGATATAGCTTGGAATAAGTGTGGTCTATATTCAATTCAGGATAGAAGAAGTAAAGAGAAATACCTTCGTTTAATTCAGGATGCTGGGGCATATACCAATCTAAAATAGTGAATGAATCACAAGGATTACTAGGCTGTGATACCCAACTGTTCAGTTCCTCTAGGCGCTGAGCAGTTTTTATTATGTGTGCTTCATGAGCTTGTGATTGTGGGAGATAGCATTGACCGAAGGAATACAATGCATGCTTCCACATAAAAGAACCATCTTTGATGATAAGACGACAAGGGTGTATTTTAATTCCAGACGGGAGATGCAAGAACACCTCTGAGGAAATGTGTTTGCTCATCACAAAATACCTTTCTGATCTTGGTAGTATTCCAAATCCTTAGACCAACCGTCGCCAGCATATTCATTGTAAATAACTCTACCAATGTCTCTGAAGGTACTGTAGAACAAAGAGATTTTATCAATATCAGAAAGTGCTTGATCTAGAGGTGGACCGTAAAACAAGAGATTCCAAGTAGACGGAGATACAGGCTCAAATCCATTAGGGCCAGCTCTAAGCTGCTTAATACGTTTGAAGGGGATACACACGGGATAATCCCAGATAATAGGAGCAGCTCGAAGTAATTCAGACGCACTGCTGAAGAAGACAAAGCTTTTGATATAGCCTTGCCTGTATTCACTGATGGTTTTATTGAGCCAGACACGACAGTCTCTGACAGCACCTTTAGGGGCAACCCAAACGTTTCCATGCCAGTGTTCTTGTAACGGATTAACGTCGATGGAAGGCACCGAAGTTGCATCTACAAGTACTTGCTGTACAGGATCAGAAGTAGGATCAAAGTCGATACTACCCATGACTTGACGCGCACGGTCAATGAGTTGTGGGGTGGGATAAAGAGGAAGCTTGAGACCTTTAGTAGATAGCTTGTCAGCTAAATTCTTTTGCGAGCGCTCTAAGGCTTTCTTGGCTCCCACCTGCTTCGACTGCAAATGTTCTTGTTCCAGCATCACTGATCAATGTAATTAGTACGTTTGTAGACCAGTCATTTTCATCTACCTTTTCGATCAAACTACGGAGAAAAGAAATGATTTCTTCGTCACCATTGCTTTCAGCTTCAGCTAAATCTTTTTCAATATCAAACCCAGACATAAAGATTGTGGAGTCGTTGATTAAATTGATGATTAACGATCCAGCTCCTTTATCGCTAACGCCTTGAATTGCGATATTGATCAGGTCTGTGAGAATAAGTTCAGCTGTTGCAGCAAGGAATTTCTGTTCATTATCTTTTTCATCTCCGAATTTATCGGATTGAATAAGCTGTTGAATCAGATCAGTTCGTCTTGACATATTTAAATGACTCTGTTATTAGGATAAGTAAATTAATAATCCAACGTGGGATTATCGTCGTCTTTATCAATACGTTTGAAATCACTGTATTGACTAGCATTTCTGCCACCAAGGATATCTTCAACAACTGTCTGATAACGTTCAGAAAATTCTGTATCAGGATTAAAGATAAGATTGGCACGAGCATCTAGATCTGCTTCGTCTATAAGTTTCTGCTGTTCTTTAAGAGCTTCCTCAACAGCATACTCAGCAACTTGCTGCTTGAGTGTATGAAGCTCACAAGCTAACTCAAAACTTTCTAGATAAGATTCTGAGTCTACGAATACCCCAATATTCTGAGGTATAAGGTGAAAAGGATTGCAGCAATATTTATTGCCACAGGTTGACTTCACACCAGTAAAGCCTAGATCTCCCCAGGTGTACCACATAGCAACACGTTGAGGATGATGCTGCGTGCTTGAACTAATGCCAGGTCGCCTCCAGGGGAACTGAGGCATACCATTGCCTTTCCCTTTGTATCCTTGCCATTCCCAACATTCGTCAGGGGAACCCATATCAACTTTGGACCAAAATTTAAGAGCACGTTTCTGCTCTCGCTTAAGCATCCGAGATACATCAAAGGACATACGACCTTCACGTGCAGAAGCAACACAGCGCACACATGCTTGGTGGCTGTCATACCTCATTGAAGAGGAACTAAAACGACCGATTGAGTGCCCTGTATAAATACACAGTGCACCTTCTTCTGCAGTATTAGAAAGCTGTAGGTTGCGACGGCCATAAGCATGCCCGCCTATTCGTTTGTTGGGCTTGGCTTCAGTCATTAGAAATCCTGTTCAGGTTTAATATGACTTCCGCCATGGGCAGGATATTGATCATGAGTAGGGAGAAGCTCAAGTTGATGGTTAAGCTTGTACTCATAACGAGTACTATTTTCAAATTTAACTCTGACAAGCTTTGCTCTAGGCGTGTAATACTCAGGATCACCAACGACTAAAGCAATACGATTGTCAGACACATAGACACGTTGTCCGATTTGGATATCAGATGCTTTCATTTATATAAATATAAGAACGTTTAAGTTAAGTGTATTTAGAAATCGTTCAAAATGTGATCTTCTAGAAGAGGATCATTTTTAGGACGTTGCCACAAACGAATAGATTTAGGTTTACCAGTACCAGGATCTTTACGGGTAGTGACTAATCGTCTCCACCCCATAGATTGAAGTACATCAGCAACACGTCTACCTTCACGCCGTGCTTGGTTACGGGGGTCAAGTTCAAGAGCATTCGTAAGAATTTCAGTAGCTGTGACTTCTTCGCGAATAGACACGTAAGAAGCAATTTTGTCTACCCAAGGATCAGGATCACCAAACTCTTGAATGTATTCAGCAATAGCAGCAATTTCACCACTATTGAATTCATAACCAACGCCGTCTCGATAAGCCTTAACAGCAGCGGACCATAGACTGTCTCGTTGCGTTGAAAGCTCTTTCCAAGGAATTTGGAAATTAGCACCAACTTCTAATGGAACGAAACGTCTATTACCTGTACTGTCAACCAAGAACTGATTACGGTTAGTAGTACCAATAAGTACAAACCTACGGGGAAGCTTGCTTGGCAATGAAGCATAGGGATAACGCACTTCATCTACCCGAGTGGTAATGAGGTTCTTAAAGTTTTCAATATTCCGGGTATTAAAGTAATTGTCAATCTCTGGAAGCTCTAGTAGCCAAGCGACATGAAGTCGATACTGCTCTTTCATAAGAGTATCCAAAGGAGTTGTAATCTCAGAAAACAAATCATTTGGAACAAGACTGCGAGCAAACATAGATTTACCTACACCTTGAGCACCTACAAGGATAGGAAGCCAGGACATAGAACATCCAGGGTTATATGCACGAGCAACAGCACCAATCATCATGCGCTGCATTGCAGTCGTAGAGATCTTATGATGATTGCCTAGGAAGACTTCACCAATACGTTCCCAATCAGGATGAGGCTTAGCGTGAGCAGAACAATGATCCAAGTAGCGTCTAATAGGACAGTACTTGTTTTGACCTGCAGCATATTGGATAGCTGCTTTGATTCTGGCTTCTGGAATAAATACACCGTACTCACAGCTAAGTTTGGTTGTCATTAGATCAAGGTCATTACCTTGCAAAGCAACGGTCTTGCCTGATGAGTCTGTGTATTCAATTGCTCCAGTTAATTCATTCTTGCGAAGATCAACAAGAATTTCTTTGACTTTAGAAACATCATTTTCACGTTCTTTAGCTAGGTCATCACTGGATTTTTTAGGACGACCACGTCTTTTTACCTGCTGTGTATCAGGTAGTGGCTCAAGCTCAACGACTTCTCCCATATTTTTTGCTCCTGTTGAAGAAAGAAAATTATCTAAATCAGTTACTGGATCGAATTCTGTATATCCAGATGCGCCTCCTGCAGCACCAAACTTTAGATCAACTGGAAGTTTTGAAGTCCAGTCAGGATCTTGCTTTTTAGCAAGTGAATAAAGTGTAGTATGTCCCGAGTATGAACCGAGACCTCTCCATTTGAAGAGTTTTGTATTATCTGGTTTCTCGCCGTGATGACCACGGAGCACCCAATCTACCCAAGCATCGAAGACTACTTCTCCAATACCTGCGCAAGAAGCCATGACAGGCACATAATAGGATTCATACTCACCGTCTTCTGATGGTCTCAAGAAATTCTCTAGCAACCATTGGCAGCGTTTGATATCAATATCAGTTACGTCTGAAGATTGAAAATTGATAGTTTCTTCATAAGCAATATCATCTAAAAGAAACTCAGGAACAGCTTCATACTCGTCGTTCTTTTGAATAGTAGTGAGGTTGTTGCCATACCAAAGACGCTCAGGCTTCTGACCGCAATTATCAGAAATCTCACTGATACCTAAATCTGCAAGAAGACGATTAACAACTAGCCAATAAGCTCCACGGTGCTCTGCAATGCTGCCAAGTTGCTTGCTCAGGGGAAACAGCGCACGAAAGCGATGCTCCTGCTCAGAGTGGCTTGCAGAGGTGTATGTGGCAGCACACCATTGACGGGCTGTATCGGTATTCCAAAAACGAGCCAAGGTAGTATCACCATCAATATCGATGACGACCATGTTTGACCCAGCAGAATTTTCTGCTTTGCGATGGCGTTGATGGAAATGAGTAGAGCACCAGCCATAGCCGTTAGCTACCCAGCCCAATAGCCAGTCAAGACTTTCTTCTATGTTTTGCCAATCCTGAGCAGGCTTGGTTTCTTTATTTTTGCATTTCTTGTGAACTGCAATCCGAAGTTTCATTATCTATATTGTGAAATTGTTTACAGCGTTTTAGGAATCTCGATTCATGCAACATGAGTTGGTCTGAATCAATGAAAATACCTTGTGTAGTTTCTGGAGTAGAAACGATAATCAAGGCAACATCACAGAGAAATCCTGTGCGTTCATTTAGTGCATAACGATATGCAGCCATTTGCTGAGCACACTTTGTATATTTTCGGTAACCTCCGAATCCAATCCTGTCTCCACGTGCAGGGAAAGATGAGTGGTAAGGGGCATTACTGGTTTTAAAGTCAGCAATGACCTTGACTCCACCAATCTCTCCAATCAAGTCAGGACAGCCTGCATATTTATGTTCAGTACTCCACACAAAAGCTACTTCTTTATCCTCACTACGTAAGTGATTCCAGTCTGGACGAAGGGGACGCTCAGACCAATGAATTGTATCAAACCAGTCAAGGTATTTCGACATGCCATGCCAGAAATCTTGATACTGTTCAGCAACTCCAGGATCTAAACCACGAAGGTAGTTTTCACATCCAAGGTGGATGGCTGATCCTCTGGTACTTGCCTCTTCTAAGGCTCCAGGATTATTGGCTTGCCAAGTGCGCAATCCGGCTTTTGATTTTTCAGACTCGGTTGCTGACAACACTGTTGTAACACTTGGCATATAAATGCCGGAGCACAGGTACTTCCTATGTCCGGCAGATGTTTGAATGCGATATGGCTTATCAGTAGTCACTATCTACTTCTGGCTGCGTTTGATAATTTGTGCTGTAATCTGTAGTTTCGGTTTGTTGGCAAAACATTTGATACAGCTGCCCTACTGCTTGACCTACAGCCTCAATGACTTGACTAGAAGCACCTACTTCACGACGCAGAGCATCGACTTCTTGGCGTAGTGCAATTGTGTGATCCATAAGAGATGGACGTGAAGGCGCAGCAGGGGGCTGTTCTTGTGCAACAGGTTGCTGCTCTACATTTGGCATAGAACTAGAAATGATTGAATTGATGCGTTGCTGCATTTCAGGTGGCAGCGAATTAAAATTTGAGTTAGTCATTAGAATTCAGTATTAGATTCAACTTCTTCAGTTTTTGTTGTTGGAAGTACGGTTGAGCCGCGCTTATCTACTCCACCAGCAGGTAGACCTTTTTCGTCAGTTGCACGCCCGTCAAAAGGATCCTTTCCTTCAAAGAAGTTGGGTAGCCATATGGAATCTCGTGAGGTCTTCCATTGGGTAACAATCTTTTCCGGTACTTTACGTACTTTCGGAAGGATGCTGTATGAAGTTTCCAAACCAGCTCCCTTACGGGTAATCTTAATCGAGAAATTAGCGAGTCCATCTTTTGTCCATGTGTAATCTTCAATTTCTTGCAGAACTTCAGTAAGCTGCTCACGGAGAGATTTCTGTTCAATAAATAGAACTTCCAATCGACCACGTGCTGCAGACATTGCAACCCAAGCAAGAAAACGACGGGGCTTTACATAGCTGCCGTCAATTTTTGGTCTATCAGGTTTTGACCAATCTGTTTCTCTGGCAAGATCATCTGGTTGACCAGGATGAGTGCGAGTAACAACAAAACCATTAAACTTCAACTCACCATCAGCAGCACGAGCTTCTGATGCATATTGCCAACCCATGATTGCATGACCAGTTTCATAGCAACCTAGAAGCCTAAATTCTTCCGATTCACTATCTTTGAGTGAGCTGGGTTTCCAATAGGGTTGTGCTTCTTTAGTTTCAATTTTATCTTTTGACTCCAGAAGTTCTGGAGGTAAAACTTGTAGGGACATATAAGTAATTTAGTGTCCTTTTAAATATAGGGCTATGAATATGAGAATGTGAGTTAATTATTATCATCTAGATCAACGCCAAACCAGACTACGAGGCTAATACGTTCGCCAGATCTCAAAGCATTTACACGATGCTCAACATCTGATGGAAAGAGAATGAAATCACCGTAACGCATCTTGAAGACACGTACATTCGTTTCAGATTGATCTTTGATAAAGAACTCAGCACCTTCATAGCAGTCATCAGAAGAGAGACAAAAAGATGCACTTAGAGTGCGCTTAAAGTCTTCATCTTTTTCATCTTCTTCATAGAAATCTTGATGCCAGTCGTAATGATCATTTGGATCAATATAGACAGTGTATTGCCAATCAGGAGCATAATCAAAATGAACATCTAAACAAAGGTCATTGATTTCACGTACTAAATCCGTAATTTCATCTTTGAAATCAAAATCACCTTGTAGCCAATTGATTGTTGCTTGACGCGTTTCTAGTTCAATATCTGGTTCATCGCTATCTTCACAGTCAGAACCTATTTCACCTTGATGGTAGCCGTCTTCATCGATTGCTTCTTCAATACTTTCGGAAAGCGAGGAAGTATCTGCAAGATCGAAACGTCCGTAAACAAAGGAAGGTGTAGATTCGATAATTGTATAAGACAGCATGACTAAACTATATTAAACGCACATAAACACTATAAACGAAGCAAACTAAAATAACGACAAAAAAACCACTGACGAATCAGTGGCTAAGTGTTACCTATAAATAGGATAATGCCATCCAGGACGACCCTGATTTAGATGCAACTGTCGTTCAATAATCCGGCGTTGGATCAACTTCTGTGTATCCCGACGCTGAACCACCCGTTTGCGGAGAGCGAGAAGACTTTTCTCTATCCTTACGAGTAGTGAAATCAGAAGCGACAATGGCGCGATAGGGACTGTCACTATCGTCCTTACGGTATTCACGAAGATAACCTTGGACACAAATAGGGCGTCCTTTACGAATTCGATCTTGGAGTTTTTTCTTGCGAGATTCATGAGTTTCTAAATGTAGCCAAGTGACAATGTCTGAATTATCCAGAGATGTTCCAATCTTTACAGCAACCTGACTATTTTTGCGTTCTTTAATTTCGTCAGCTGCAAAGAAAGCGTTACCAAGAACAACTTGGTTGCAGTACATATCAGAGGGGATATTGCTTTCAATTGTTGAGATAATCAAATCAAGTGGTTTGGATGTATCATCTGAAAATACAATATTGCCTGTAACGAGAGCGCGAGTTCCTGCTTTCCATCCTTCGAATGCAGTCAGCTTTGCACCTGCTCGGTCGTAACAGAGTAGTCTGAATCGAACCTCTCCAGCGCTATTACCAGCGGGCACAACAGCATCAGCACCGCGATAATCAAGGCCGTAAGCAGTGATTGGATCTGAAACGAAGGATCTGAGTTCAAGTGTTGCTGCAATAAAATTCATTATGACTGATGTCTTTATCAGTCTTTATCTTAATCATCAACCCCACATTGCGCGAGATATGGTCGGACATTGAGTGTCAAGAATTTCACCAATTGATCTAGCAATCAACATATGTTCTGCCTGTGTACCATTGTCACCACGCAGATCTATGTAATGAAGCCAACTGCGAATTGTACCTGACATGTATAAACGAGTAACGGTACTACTAGGAAGCACTGCACGAGCACATTCTTTAGCAACGTCTGAATGAAGCATGGATTCGTAAAGATCCATAGCTTCCTTGAAATGCTCATCAATTCGTTTCTGATAACATTCAATGATCTCAGTATCTAAGTCATCGATAGAGTTCTGACGATTCTTGAGATCTTGTCTACGAATCTGGGGAACTTCTATGTTTGTTGCGACTGCATACCGCTGCGAGAACTCCTGAAATGAGAAGGATCTGTGGCGGAGGATTTGCGGGCTAATAGATCTAGTAGTCTCGATCTCGACGCACATGGACGCCATCTCAAAGGGTGACCAGTGCTTGTGTTTGATGAGATATTTGAGTAGTCCTTCGACATCAGGGTTATCCTCATTATTGGGGTTTGATACTCTTGCAATTTTACCGATAAGCTGTTCGGCATCAGGAGTTATCCAGATTAATTTAGCTGAATTCATTACAATAAGATAGTGTTATTAAATAGTAGCCGACAATATGTCTAACTTGAATAAAAAGTGGAGTGAACTTTCAAAAGAAGAAAGTCAAGCGGCTAAGAAAAAGTACGGCAGTCGTTCTGCTTGGCAAGAGGCTAAGTCAAGAACACAGACACGTGCAACTGAAACTCAAACGCAAGCACCTGCTAGTAACAGAGTAGATAACGTTGGAGCTAATGCCCCTGGAGCAAAAGCTGGTGGACAGAATTCAAATGTTCTACGTACATACGCCGACGGTAGAGTGCATTATAAAGATGGTGTAATTACCACAGATCGTGGTAAATATGATGCGATGCAGAAGCAAAGAAGCGAAGCTAAGAAATCTGCACCAGCACCGCAGAAATCTAAAAAGCAAATTGCTTATGAAAAAAGAGAAAGTCGTAGAGCAAGTGCGTACGCTTATCAGCAGTCTAGAAAAGATATGCAGGCTGCAAAAAGAGCAGGTACAGAAGGTAAGAATACTTTTGCTGTTGATGATACTGATTTCTATAAGCAGAGAAAAGAGCGGACAGGTTCATACTCAAAAAATGAAGATAGAAACAATGCAATTTCTGGATTGATTGGTACTGGTCAGAAGTTCGGCTCACTTGATGTTCAACGTGAGCTAGCTAATGGTGGTACTCATGGTCAAAAGAATTTGTACAAAGCATACGGAGGGATTGAGAATTACAAGCAAAACTATAGTGTAGGAAGCGGTAATTATCAATCAAGATATCAACCAGATGAATACATGACTAGTAAAGAAGCTCAAGGTGTTCGCGACCAAAGGCAGAAACAACTAGGTTCATGGCTTTCGGGTGAAGGTGCAGAAAACTATGGTCAATATGATTGGTTCCAAAAACAAATGTATCAATTTGATCAGATGAAATAATCTTATGCTGAATGTTTAGCAATTAACTGCTTTAGTTGTTTTACAGTTAGTTTGTTGGCATAAGATTTTGTTAGTTCAAGCAATTGATCTATGTAATCTACTTTCTTCATAACTATCGCAATGCGAATGATAAAACAAATGATATGCTTCTATAAAACCAATGGTAAGCATTAAGAAGATAAAAAAGATTTTCATCAATCTTCTTTTAATTTCCCATAAAGATTCGGCTTGATACGGCCAAAGCCGGATTCAATTGAATGAATAGGATTATCTTTCCCTAGCTTGTCATAGTATTCATCGAATATATCGACTTTAGTATAAGCACGAACAGCATCAAATTGTTTGACACCATCTTTAGTAAAGGTAATTATATGTATATCAGTGGGAAGCTGAGAGTCGTCAAAGGTATCAGGGCAGATACCTTCGGCAACAGTCTGGATCTTACTAGGCATATTGGGGTAAATTAACGTTATTAGTTTCAAAAAATGCAGGCATACGTGATGCACGAGTATTGATAAGACCCTCTGCTTTGCCTCTGACGTAAAGGCCATCAGAACTCTTCATCCAGAAGTTTGAAGACAGATGCCTTGAAGGTCCTTCTCCCTTAAGTGATTGAAGAACCCAACCAACAGTGGCTCTTCTTAGTTTATTAAGCTCTTTATCTGAAGTTAGACCAAGCTCTTCGCAGACAAGCGTATTAGCCGCCACGTGGGTTTGTTCGTCTCTTGAGATGTCAGCGCTTGTAGTCCTCAGTCCTGTGTCTCCGAGGAATCGGAAGATTGGCAGGAGGACGAAAAAGACGGATCTTTCAAGGACCACAGCCTTGAGGACAGGGTGTCTATCAAGTTTGAGCCAAGCATTTTTAATTTTCTGAGCTTCCGCCTCAAACTGAAGGGGGACTCCGTGAGCTTGGGCCGCAAAATCCAATGCGCGATCATGATTTTCCTCGTCAATTACATTACTTTCAAGTAACTCCTTACAGCCTTCTACATCAGGAAGATCGCCTTTCATAGCATCGCTGATGAAATCACCTACTGGAATTTCAAGGCAACGGAGAGCTAATGCTCTTTGAATTACTTCTTCTCCACCATCAAGCAATGTGCCAGCAGTAACTTGAACAGGAGTCCAGGTACGCTTGCGTTGGTGCAGGTGGATGTAAGGGGTTTTTGCTTTCATTGTTCTATTTAGATAGTTTGTCTAGTTCAAAATCACACTTGTGAATAGCTGTTAACCAGTCTTGGTAGCCCGGCTCATCATCGGAATAAGCTGTGTGCTCCATGCAATAAATAATTTCAAGAAGCTCATTTTCAGTAAGTGTCATAAGTTATTCTGCGCAACCCACACAAGCTGCAGGGTCGTTAAAGACATCAATGATTTCATCGTCATCAATATCATCGTCAAAGCCAAACATAGTTCCAAAGTCACCATCTAAAGCAGTCAATGCATCACTCTTGTCTTGAGTGTTCTGCATGACTTGTAGAGAGTAATACATGGAAGTCTGAGGAGAACAGATCCAATCTTGAATGAACTTATTGTCGTAAACAACGACGTCACTCCAGGAATTAAAACTGTATCCATGGTTGAGACCTGTGTTTGACAAAATTTCCATAATGCCGTTGACAGTACGGAAATAGGTTTCCCAACCAACATTCTGAGCTGTTTCTACATCACCGTATTCAACTTGCTCTACACCAAACGTAGAACTATCTCTGTCAACTGTACTTCCAATTGGAGGTGCAATTTCAGGAGCAGTTGTATAACCAGCTCTATCTGTGTATCGATAAGAGCAGGATGCAGTTGGTGCGATTGCAAAGGCTCTATCCATATTGGCGGCTTTTGCAATTGAAGCGGCAACATCAACACCTTTTTGAATGGCTTTTACAATATTAATTGCATTAAGAGTCAGAGGTTGTTCAACCTTTCTACCAAGGTGATCATCCAATGCATCAGCGAACTGTGCATATGTGACCTGCTCTAGTGCAAGTAAGTTAGCTAAACCAATCATACCTAATCCAACCTGACGATCAGACTCAGGTGGCAGATATTCAGTTGTTTCATCGACACCAGTTTTTGCATGTAGATCAATGAGCTCTTGCATGCCCTCAGCAAAAGCAGTTGGAAGATCAGCTAAATCTCCAGCAGCTAGATTTATATGCTGCAAAAGACAAGTGCCTCTGCTTTTCAGAAACACTTCAAGGCAAACATTGGCGTAGATACGTTCGCCATGCTGATCATGCCTGATCTTGGCAAGCCAGATATCACCACGAGCGATGCCTGCAAGGATGTCCTCTTTGACCGAAGGCTCTGCTTGAGCCCACATAGCATGATCAAGGTTGACACAGCGTTTAGCCCAAGGAAGCTCACTTCTAGGGATATTGACAAACTCTTGAATGTCTTGATGATTGATATCAAGATGGAGCACGCAAGCACCGTTCTTGTATACACCACCGCGACGTAACTGTTCATTCAAGCAAGAGTAGATTTTACCGAACGAACAAGGACCAGAGGCAGTAAGCCCTTTGCCATTATCGTGGCCTTTGGGTCTAAGTTTACTGAGGTGGACTGCAACGCCTGCTCCGAAACGCAGGGCGTGGGAGACGAATCTCCAGCTGGCTTCGATTCCATTAGGACCCTCCATTGAGTCTGAAACTACAAAAACTGTGCACGATACGGGCAAGCGGCTAGTGGGATCATCGATCCAGTTCTGCACACGTCCAGTACGTGCGATAAATTGAGCGGTCATAATAATTCAGTTGAGATTGGATTTGGGCAGGCAGCTTTGAAGGTCTGGTGGTTGATAATCGGGTCCTTTTAAAACTTTTCCATCATCCCGATATATAGGTTTTCCATGTTTATCTAGCTTAGTCATATTGGAATCAAAGACGAGAGACATTGCTTTATCAAGATCAAAGCCAAAAGCAGATGCAAATTGATAAGAAACAAAGACAACATCAGAGAGTTCCTTAAGCAACTGCTCTCGCAATTCTTCATTCTCAGGATCAGCAAACAATTGTTCAGCTGCTTCTAAAAACTCACAACTTTCTTCATTGATAAGATCAACTTGCATGTCCCAAAGCTGCTGATTAATAGAACCGTTTTGGGAAAGAGTTGAGATACATTCTTGATTAAAAGCCTTACGAAAAGATAAAGCTTGACTACCTAAATTGCACATTAAATTGTTTCTAGTTTATATATCTTAAATAGAGTAGGGGTCTATTTTTCTCTGAGCGTAATACGCCCACGTGTTAGGTCAAATGGCGACAACTCGACATTGACTTTATCTCCTACAAGGAGTTGAATTTTCCTAGTAATTAGTTTGCCTGATGCACGACAAAGACACTCGTGACCTTCAGGTTCCTTGAGTTGGACTCTGAAATATCCATTGCCATCTTCACGTAAAATTTCACCTTTGGCTTCAATTACGTTTGCTTTTTTACTCATATAAAAAGTTCTCTTTGTATTCTTGTTCGATCTGTTAAAAACCTTCAGGTGTACATTTCTTACGTTGTTTTTTGGTAAGAGGTGAAACACGTTTCAAACGTCGAGGAGCCATTTCCTCTAGTTCTTCATCAGTTTTTTTAAGCAGCCAATCAACCCAACGGTCTACTGCCATTGCAAATATACCGCTTTGAGACATACGTTGTACGAAATAGTTAGCTAAGTCATACACGTATTCTTCACGTTTGTATTCGTCAAGTATTCGTCGTTCGTTTTCGGTCATCGTTCAAAGTCTCTGATTTAGTTTCCCAAAGTGTCATTGTGCAAGTTTATTTAGGATCGTTTGAAGTTCATTGAGATATCCCACTGAGTGCTGCTCAGGATTACGTTCAGCAGACTTAATAAAAGTCTTAACCATAATCCGGAGACGTGCTAACTCAGGGGGAGTAAAGTCTTCAGTAGTTATCATTCAGGATGTGCGTAAGTGTATGCATCAAGT